AAAAGGATATAAAAGATGGCTAACGATTTTAAAAGATTTGCAGTAACAAATGTAAATACTTCAGCAGGTGCTTCTGCTAGTGCGGTTTATTCTGTGCCTGCAGGTGCTGGATCTTCAGCATTAGAAGCAATAGTTATCGGGATCACCATTGCAAATACATCAACAGCAGGTATAACTGCTAATGTATTTTTAGACAATAATGCAGGTTCAAATGATGTGCATATTGTTAAAAACGCAAGTATTCCTGCAGGTTCCTCATTAGAGGTAATGTCAGGAAACAAACTTGTTTTGCAAAACACAGGTTCCGCAGCAGATGTATTAAGAGTTTCAGCAAGTGCTTCTAATAGTGCTGACGCATTAGTTTCAGTATTAGAAGACGTATAATAGGATAAGTAAATGGCATATTTAGGCGCAAGACCAACAACTAACTTTAGAGTTGCACCCACAAAGGATACCTTTACAGGTGATGGCTCTACAACAACATTTGATTTAGCAAATGTAGTTCCTGCTGGGGGCGAAAATGCTTTACAAGTATTTGTTGAAAATGTTAGACAAGAACCAGGTAGTGGTAAAGCGTACACACTAGGAGCAGATGGATCAGGTGATTTAAAAAGAATTACATTCTCTAGTGCGCCTGTTGCTTCAGCAGAGATATATGTCATAACAACTTTTAGTAATGAATCATTTGCTAAAATAGGTGATTTAAAAGGTTCAGAATTTGTACTTGACGCTGATGGTGATACAACTATTACAGCAGATACAGACGATACAATAGATGTTAAGATTGCAGGTGCTGATGATTTTCAGTTTACAGCAAATACATTTACAGCACAATCTGGTAGTGGTATCGTTATACCTGATGGTGGACTTACACTAGGTAGTACAGCAGTTGGTTCAACAGCAGCAGAATTAAACTTATTAGATGGTTCAGCAAAATCAACATCATCAATAACATTAGCAGACGCTGATGCTTTTGTAGTAATTGATGGATCTACAACAAAACAAATACCTGCCTCTGATATTAAAACTTACACCCCAGGCGCAACATCATGGCAAGCAGTCGTTGTTGGTGATGGTTCAACAGGTGTGACTATGGTTGCAGGTCGTGGTTATTTTGTTAACACAACATCTGGTACAATCACAATGACTTTACCTTCAAGTGCTTCTATTGGCGATACAATACAAATTATTGATTATGCTGGTACAGCAGATACAAATAATATTACAATAGGAAGAAACTCACACAAAATACAAGGTGAAACCGCTGATTTAACAGTATCAACTGAAAGAGCTGCATTTACCTTAGTTTATGTTGACGCTACTCAAGGTTGGTTATTAGATAACAAGTAAGGGTGAACAATGGCAGTTTACAACGCTATTAAATACAACCATGATTTCTCAGGTAATGCTGGTAATTTAACATTACTATCAACATTCACATCTGATGGTTCTGACGCTACTGCTAGTTTCACTAGTCTTATAGATTCCACATATGAAGAATATTTGTTTGTGCTTAATAGCATACATGCAGAAACAGACGATAAACATTTAACATTTCAAACAAGCACAAATGGTGGAAGTTCTTATGGGGTCACATTAACAAATACTAATTTTAGTTCTAGACATCAAGAAAATGGTGGAACTGGTAGTATAGCTTATACAGATAATGATGTAGTACAAGGAACTGGATTTGCAGTTATTGGAGAAGGTTTTGGAAATGCTGCGGAAGAATCAGGTTCTGGAATTTTAAGATTGTATAATCCTAGTAATACAACATTTGTTAAACATTATGTTAGTCAAATTAGTCTTATGAATTTTTCAAGTCCACCGCAAGCAGTCAACTATTATACAGCAGGTTATTTTAACACAACCACTGCTATAAATGCAATACAATTTAAAATGAACTCTGGTGAAATACAAGGTGGAACAATACAAATGTTTGGAGTATTATAGTGGCAACATATTCAGCAATAAGATATAATTTTGATTTGCCTACATCATCAAAAGGTAATGCTTTAGAATTAATTAAAACATTAACTGCAAGTTCTAGTGGCACTTTAGATTTTGTTAATGGTGCTAGTAGTGTTGTTTTGGATGGTACATATAAAACATATTTGTTTAAATGTATAAACATTCACCCTGCTACAGATAATGTTGCATTTCAAATAAATTTTAGAGATGGTGGTTCTAATTATGATGCACCTAAAACAACTACATTTTTTGATTCAGGACATTCCGAAGATGATTCTACTGTTGCAAGTATAGCATATGACCAAGGAGCAGACGTTGCTGCAGGAACAGGCAATGCAAGACTTTCTAGGAATCAAGGTAATAGTAATGATGAATGTTGTAGTGGAGATGTTTTTTTATTTAATCCTAGTAACACTACTTTTGTGAAACATTTTATTTCTAGTTTTTCAGGATATGACAGAAATAATATTAATTACATGGGAATGGGATCAGGCTATTGTGATGTTACAGCAGCTATAGATGCAGTTAGATTTCAATTTAGTAGTGGCGACATAGATTCAGGAATAATTAAACTTTATGGTATTCGATAATGGCAACATATAGTAGTATAGCATACGGAAACATAGGGGCTTTAACTAACGCTTCTGGTGAAGTTTTACTAAGTTCACAAACTGCTTCGAGTAGTGCAACAATAGATTTTACAAGTAGTATAACTAGCACATATAAAATTTATAAGTTTAGATTTATAAACATACACGGCGAAGAAGATAGAAAGAATTTTTTAATAAATTTTAGAGATGGTAGTAGTAATTTTGATGCAACAAAAACAACTGCTTTTTTTCAAGCATCTCATAAAGAAGATGATTCTGAAGCACAAATGTCTTACAATACTAGTGGCGATTTAGCACAAAGCACAGCTGGAGCTAACTTAGATAGGTTTGTAGGTAATGATGCTGACCAACATATTTCTGGAGAATTATTATTATATGATCCTAGTTCTACAACTTTTGTAAAACATTTTATGGCTAGGTCTGTGGGTATAGAAGGAAATAATGCTGCTCAAGATGCATTTTTGAGTGGATACTGTAATGTCACAGCAGCTATAGACGGAGTTCAGTTTACTTTCTCTAGTGGCGACATAGATTCAGGCACAATAAATATGTATGGAATAAAATAAAAAGGAGAAAACAATGCCAAGATATCATAATATAAATGGTGAGAAAGTTCAGTTTACTGACGCTGAAGAAACAGCAAGAGATAATGAAGAAACAGCATGGGCAAATGCAGCCCCGGCTCGTGCATTAGCTGATTTAAGAGAAAAGAGAAACAGACTTCTTGCAGAAACAGATTATTTAGCATTATCAGACACAACACTTTCAAGTGATATGACAACATATCGTCAAGCACTAAGAGATTTGCCGTCTGGTAAAGACACAGTAGCAAAATGTGAAAACGCAACATGGCCTACAAAACCATAATGACAACAAGTTTTCGTATAAATAGTTCAAAAGGATAAATAAAAGAGTATGGCATATTTAGGAAGAGATCCGGAGTTTGGAGCATTTGAAAGACAGTCATTAACTGCTGATGGTTCAACAACAACATTTACATTAAATTATACAGTAGGGTCTAGTTCCTCTATATTAGTATCTGTTGCCGGTGTTGTTCAAGACCCAACAGGTGCTTATGCAATATCTGGTGGAGGAACATCAATAGTGTTTTCCGCAGCACCAGCAAGTGGTGATACAGTATTCATCATATTCTTAGGTATAGGTTTAGATAGTGCGGCGTTATTATCTACAAGTACAATTACATCACAAACAGATTTAGGTGGCGCACCAGCAACTGGTGACAGTATTTTAATACACGACACTAGTGCTTCTGCTTTAAAAGAGGCAACGATTACAAATTTATTTACAAGTCCAACAATTACAACAGGTGTTGTTGCAACATCTTTAGATTTAAATGGTTCTACTTTAATATTAGACGCTGACGCTGATACAACAATTACAGCAGGTACAACTGACGATCAGATTGATATTAAGATTGCAAATACAAATCACCTACAAATAAAAAGTTCAAGTGGTGACACAGTTTTAAAACCAATGGTTGACGCAAAAGATATTGTTATTCAACAGTTTGATGGTAATGAGTTAGTAAACTTTAATGATGGTAATTATTCATCTTTTACAAGAGCAGCATTTTTACCAGAAGGAACGCTAACAGACGCTTCAACTATTGCATGGGACACATTAACAAAATCAGTCGCAAAGGTAACACTAACAGATAATAGAACACTAGGTGCTGCCACAGGCGCACAAGCAGGACAATTTATTTCAATACTGTTTATACAAGACGGTACAGGTAGTAGAACAGTATCATTTAATGCGGCATACGAATTTAAAGATGACACAGCACCAACGCTTACAACAACAGCGGCAAAAGGTGATTTATTTGTGTTTAGATATAATGGAGCAAAATTTTTAGAGGGAGGTAGAAATCAAAACCTAACCTTATCATAGGAGTTATAATGTTTGCAGTAGTAGAATCAGGTTCAATCACATCAATGCCACAAGGCAACAAAGGTATTAAGATTGGTGATTATAATTATCCTCCTACTATCTTTACTTTATGGAGTGAATCAGAAAGAAATGCTATCGGCGTATATACAGTAGAGATAGATAATACAAATTTTAAAAGTCAAGAATGGTATTATAATACGAATAT